TGATATATTTCTAAAATATATTACTGTTTCACCCACTAAGGCAAAGAGTCGCAATGACTGTAGAAAGGTACACACACTCTAAAACATCCTTTGATAAACTCAAATATTACACACGCACTAAATATCAATCTTCAATGTCTCCCCAATCTTCCCCTCCCCATGCATCATAGACTTCTTCCTCTCCGTAATAATCAACTAATTCTTCATGAGATTGTAATTGTGAATTAAGAATTATTTCCTCTTCACTAGCAGCTAAACCGAAAGCTTTTAGTTCTTCTACCAATTCCTCATTTGGTCTTATATCACTAACTATTCTAGCATTCATATCATTAACCGCATCAGAAAAATGTCCCGCAAAAGAGAAAAGTTCTTTGTCAAGTTCCCTGAAGAACTGATTCATTTCACTAGGTTCTCTAACTATATTGTGTATCCTATTGATATCAATGTTTGTTTCAGCTTCTTCAATGTTGTTCCATATTCTTAAATATTCATCTCTTGAAATTCCAATAAACGTGGGATCTGTGTAAAATGTCTTGCTCATCATCATTATCCTGTTAATGTATAACTTGTAGTGTAAAAGGTTTGTTCTGGTAGTTTTGTCTTTATGGTTCAATATTGCTTTCTTCCTCACATTATCCATACCTGCAACACAAAGCAGACCCTCAATAATCCTGCCGGACTTATATGAGAGCACAGCTTGAGAAGCTATACGGTATGATGAGTTTATTGTTCTTTCTGTAGTCTTATTCAATTTGGTTATCATAACTATTTCAGTCAATTTTTCCGAATCGACTATATCTGATTGAACACTCAATTTCAGCAGTAACTTCCAACACTCAACTGCCATTCTTTTGTTGTACTTTATTGACATAATAGATGATATCACTTCAGACAATTCATCATGTGATGCGCCTCTCATTCCTCTAATTATTTTCAGTTTATTATTCTTAATAAGATTTGGGGCCACTTCTATAATTGAAAAATCTCCTCCTCTAATCTTTCTGCTTAATGCAATTAGATCTGGGGGTATTGAGGTATCCTCTCTATTTTCTCCTTTTGAAGCAAGTCTTTCTTCAATGAAAATAAGCTTTTTTCTGTATTTAAGAGCAGTGGTATCATCTATATATACAAATAAGTTATCTTGAAAGTCTTCTCTTGACTTAATTTTGTTTCTTACTTCTGTGTTTACATGAATGTAATCTGGCTCTTCTTCTAATAGCATCTCTTCAAGAACTTCGTCACTGATTATTTCTTCTGTTTGATCTTGCACCCTGATTGCAGGAATACTAATAGTGTTTTTCAGATCGACCTTTGAGACTGCATTGATAAGTGCAGATGACAATAAAGATCTGTTGTAACCTAATTTCTCGGTCTTCTCATTTTTCTGTTGAATAGTTTCTGTATCCTTCGAAAAATCAACTGTTAGGTAAAGGTACCCTGGTGACTCTAATGAAGGTATACACACATTTATTTCAGCTTCTGACATTTCATGTAAAATTGTACTATTCAGAAATTTGTTCAATCCATTTAATCTTAGTATAATCTTTTTCCTTGGCTCTTTACAGTCACCTATAATACTGCTTAAACAGTCACGTTTATCAGTTATATGGGGGATGTCCATCAGAATAATGTCATGATCAAAATAATGTATGTAATCTTTCTGTTTGAAACAATTAAAGTTTACTTTCCTTGATGTCATGCCTGGTATTCTCATTGCTAAGTTATAACCATCTTCCCTAGATAAGGTTGTGTGATTTACTTTCTCTTCCATCATAGCCAGATGAAAATCTCCTCTACCACCGCAAAGTTCTATCACTTTATCTTCCTCTCTAATGAAGTTGTTTCCTTTTAGCAGTTCAATTAAGCCTTTCGCACTAGGATAAACTGCTGACATTGTAGGTGAGGATACTTTGTCTGGTGTTACCATTAGTGAACAAGCTGTCTCAAATCCCTTTAGAGCAGATTCAACACCAAGATTATCAAGCAAGTCTATCCAACTGATTGACAATTCATTGAAATCTACCTTTCCATAATGAACTTTATCTGATTTTTTAGTGTAAAATTGATGCATCTTCAGGAAGTATGATCCCATTCGGAATTGTTCAAATTCAATTCCATCAATATCTTCACATAAATTATTTGCTTCATTACTTATGTCTTCGTAATTGTATCCTAAGGTTGGAAATGAGTTCACTATCATTTCTGTTATTCTTTTATCTTTTATGTAAAATTGACATTTTCCTTTCCTTATTTTCTCATAATTTTGTTTGCTGTTAATAAAAGTTCTTCCTTTATCTACAATTAGCTTCATTTTACCTGAGTTAGTTTCGGACATCCTGTAAGATAGTGATGTTGATAAGAGGAACAACCTCATCAACGATGACTTGAAGCTACTTGAATAACCATGTCTTATCAGCTCTGTGGTCCATATTTCATTGGTTCTTGAATTTAGATTTGTCTTAAACAATTCTTCATACAGCAACCCTCTTATGACAGATCTTGATGGTGTTTCATTTGCTATGATATTTAATGACTTGTAATAGCGATAAAACTTATCAAAGAAACTCTCTTTTCCCTCAAGCCCATATGTTTCACCTCCTAGTTGTTCTAGAATTACTTCTGAGATTAATTCTGGGCTCACTATCATTTGATCCAACATATATGAATGAACAGATCTAAATGAGCTTTCTTGTTCTATAAAATACTCTCTCATTGTAGAGACATGATTTAGGAATTTGTCATTCAGGTCTTCATCACAAGATACAAATGTGGAGTAATTGTAATACATTTTTCCTTTGTTTCTGATTCTCTCTTTTGATGTAATATTGTACAACTTTTTAAGTTCTCCAATGTTGTTTAAATTAGATAATTTGAAACTGACATCTTTTATATTGTACAGTATATCATTTGTCAATGTTAGTGAAGTCAAATGATGTGGTTTAGGTTCGAGTAATGATAAGCCCACTCTTATGTAAATTATAAGGTATTGTAAATTCAAATTGTTGTCTGTACCACCGGTTTTCGAAAGCAATTGATCTACACCAGTCACATCATAATTTGAGGTCAATAAGTTTGAAGACATGTCGCCTGTTTTTGGATTAAATCCACCTGAAGATGCTCTGTGAAAGTAACGTCCACCTTTTGGACAAACTACATTTGATTCTATGTCATCATATTTTGCATCGGTGAATGTTCTTAATGTTTCATCACAAACTTTGATTAGCTTGGATTTGTCTTCCTCTGACATCCCTCCTGAAAACTTTTCTTGATCCATTATGATCCACTTAACATACCTCACTAAATCATATGCCTTGAAAATTAGCTTATGTTCAAACATTCCTTCTACACCTACTTCTCTATCAAATTTCGCTGCGTTATAAAATGTTTTCTGTGGTGCATGCTGTCTTCTTCCTTCATTTGTTAAGATGTTTTTTCCCTTGAAGATGGGTTGTATCATACTTTTATATTCAGAATGAATCACTTTACCCATGATAGGTATTTCTTCAATGTTAATGAATTTCAATTTGATCTCTTCTTCTTTGCCTAGTTTGAAATTCTTGTGATTCCTCTCATATATTAATTCATCATATGTACAAATTGGGGTTGTTGTCAATTTTACTTTCATTTTGTAATTTAGTGTCCATGCTTTGTTTATGATGTTCATCATTTTCTTGCCTCCTAATAACATTTTCATTGTTGATGCATTGTCAATCTTTGATATGATCTCATCGACATAAGCAAATAAACTGGATTCGTAAAATTTGCTTGCTACCCTTGATGAAAAAGAATTTGAGAACACTTTGATCAATTCTTTTTTGTACTCAATTTCATCTTCCTTTGAGTATAGTGTCAAGAATCTCAAAAGTTCTGGGTTTGTAACATATTTTGTGAGATTTTTCCCGATTTCTTCTTTTAGTATTAATGATGGATCCCTCCTTCCACCAGTAAAGGGAAAAGGATTATCTATATAAGATAGTGCATTCGATGATAAATTTATTGTCTTGCTCAAAACATTTCTACCAATAGTTCCTAACATCCCTTGAAGATAAGAAATCCTTTTCACATTGGACAGGCTGTAGCCAGAGATTAGCACGTCTGGCATTGGTGTCATAGAATACCCATAAGTCGTATAAGGTCCATACAAAAGCATTAAACTGATGTCCAGAACATTTTGATTTTCTGAGTGGAACTGGTAAAATTCTATGTTCCTTGATCTCGGTGCTGGTATAAATGGCTTATTTGTCTTGCTTATTTTCCGAATTGCAATTTTTGCTGATATCTCATAGTTGTGTTTTCCAGCACGATAAATTTCACTTAATTCATCCATTATCATTGATTCAGATAACTTTCTTATTGAGCTAGAAAGCAACTTTACTGTTCTCATGTTCCTTAGCAAGGTTTGCAATTCTATTTTTGTGGATCTATTGCAACTCGAAGTATATCCTGAATCTATCAGTTTCACTGATTCTGTTTCATCAAATAACACCTTTGGTCCATTTGGACTTATTGACATCATTTTTTTCAGAGTCATATCGATTGGTTCTCCTTTGTAATAATGTTCTTTAAGCATCGAACACCTTCCATTGGTAACCTGAGTTTGCGATAATTTTACTATCAATCCCATATCTTCTCCGTACTTTTGAACATTTCTAACTATGTCATTAAGCTTACTAACATTTAATTTTTGTTGTGTAAATACGCCACAAGAATCGTCTGAATATGTGGTCCCAATATAATCTTTGACACCTAATTGAAGAAACATGTCCTCAAGCATCAGTTGCGATTGAATTCCCCATAATCCACCCAACCAACCTTCAATTGCACCTAATTGACCGTGAGAGTAATATACAATGTCACTCCAATTGTCTTCGACAATGACATGTATGTTAGCAAAAACATAGGCTAAAGATACTATTTCTCTGTATTGATCACTCCCTTCAAAGAAGCCATACATGTTTGCTATTTCTTCAAGTAGAAAAACACAATTTTCTGGCCGTTGTGAGGTATTATGTCCAGAATAATCCAAAAAGAGAGAATAAGCGTCTTTTTCCATCAACTTTTCTGACATTTTGAACATTATTTCTCTTCTTTCATCATCAGTCATTGTCATCATTTGGCCAGGCAACAATTTCATAGCTCTCTTTATCATTTCCATTACGGAACTGATCCAGAGTTTCAATTTAAATGACGCAATTCCATAAAAACGTGCAGATGTCTTCTGTTCTCTCTCTTTTTCAGACAATCTTACTATCAGATGTTTATCCATCATTCTTAGAATATTGTCCCTTCGATTCAGTATGGAGACTTTCCTTTCTGTTGCTTTATATTTGCTTTTGTCAATGTTTAGCTTTTCTGCGAACACAGAAGACATATCATTTTTGATGTAATAATTAATTTCTCTTTCTGAATTTCCTTCAGGATCATAATTATCTTTCGTACAGGCTTTATCAATTATTCTTGACTGAACATTCATCTCATTGCCTGACTCTAGGAACTTTCCCAACTTCACTTGATCATATCTGCTTATTTCTGTTACCATTTGCCCCAGATAATTGCCTCCTGCAGCTTTCATTTCAAGCTGTGCACCAAGATCTTCAGGAACAAATAAAAGGTTGGGAACTCGTCCATGTTTCTTGATGTATGACAGTATTACTTTCTGTTTGAAGAGCGATCTCAACCTCCTTATCGTGTTTCCATTCACTTTGTTATCTCTGTTTGTCCTTTGTGTATACTTGCCTATTCCTTTCCCAGGATCAGTACTTGCCAAAATCAGTGTTTTACCTATAGAGGACATTTTTATGCAAGTTTCAGGTTTTGAGACAAGACATATGCTTACGAGTTTTTCAGTTAACTCCTTAGAAACACTTATGTTCTCGACTAAATTGTCTATTATTGGCATGCTTGAAGACAAGGTCTTTTGATCGGACATCAGTAAACAAGTAGTCTCAAATAAGCTTCCCATACCTACTCTTGTGGCTGATTCTTCATTTAACAGATTGACATAGAAGTCAATGAATTTACCTTCTTCCTCAGTGACATTCGATCTAATTATACTGAGTGAAAATAGGTTATCTGCTAAAAATAACCCATATTGTAACATCTCGGGTCTTCCGATATGGATTATCTTATCATTATCCCAAAAATATCCTGACAATGTAGACGATACAAATATGTTCAGAGACATATTTTCTCTCTCAAATTCAATATGACTCATAGAACAACCAACTGAAAAATACTTAGTGTTTATCCTTTTTCCTTCATAGAAGTCGACTGTTTCTTCGAGTTCTGTGTTATTTTGTCTCGCACTTGCATGCTTCACTATTGTCTTATTTATATGTTCAAAAATATCTAGAACCCAATAGTTTTTATTGCAATCATTGGTAGTCTCAAAGTCACTTTTACGTATCTCGTTAGTTCCTAAGAGACTCCTTTCTATGGATTTGATTTCACTTTCCAAAAGTTTCTTAGCGAATTTGGCTAAAACGGAGCTTTCGGGTGATGCAATACTGATATTTTTTAGATTTTGAACAAGATCTATTGCAGAGGATTGACTTGTATTAAAAGAAAGTTCTCTTTTATTTACATTTGCCAATGCCAGAAACACATTTCTAAACAAGTACAGTTCCAAATGACTCTTATTAGACCATTTTGTAGGGTAACTTGTGCCTAAAATCATCTGGAGATTTTCTTCAGTCACCTCTTTATATGGTGTATCAATTTTAAGTATAACTGTAGGAGTCCCTATCTTATTATAGGACAGTACTTCTTCTTCTGATCTTGTGACAAAATTTGTCAGAATATGTTTGAATCCTGTGTTGACAGGTTTTGCTTCTCTCTGTTTTTCTGCTTCTATAGTTTTCATCAATGAACTGTATTCAGTTCCATAGTTTGCTAACAACTTTCTTATGTTTGGGTATTCAAAACAAGAAAGTTTCTCTTTGATGATGAATTCTTCCATGCTCTTCGGTTTTCGATGTCAAGGTTTAGGCAATGTTGATGTTGTTAATTCTTCACCCTTTGTGTTGTTTATTTAAAACATCAAAAGTGTTTCATCGTGCTCACAGATAGAGAACAAGTAGAATCACATTTCTTTTCATTATCATTTGATAACGTCCTGAGGGCATTTTCCAAATTTCTTTTAGACCTTTCTTCTTCTTTGCTCAAAATCATAGAGTAGTGAGGAATGGTGTAGCCATTTTCCAGGCGGTATATCTTTTTGTCTCCAAAACTTATCATGGCATCAACCTTATACAGTTGGAAGAACAAGGAAGTGAATATATCACATATCTTTTGAGTCAAAGAAATAAAAATGTCATCATAAAGTACAACATCGACAAAAGAATTTAGGGTCTTGATGATGATAACGGCTTTTTTGTCGAAAATTCTTGGTACCTTATCAGAAGTCAGCAACCATGAGCCAAAAAGGAATCTTCCTTCTTCAGTATAACTTGTTTTGTATTTCATCAATTTTTGATATTCATGTGAATTCCTTTCCACAACTTTCTTTTCATGGAGTGTATATTCAGTTAATATATGACCACTGGCTTTCAATAAATTCAACACTTTTCCTTGCTCACAGTTGGATTCGGTTCCTTGTGTTGCATTTTCTAAGAGGTCCATTTCTGCAGTAGCTTTTTCAAAAAAAGTATCA